GCCGCTGGTTTCGGAAAGTTCAACGACGTAATTTGCTAACGCCCGACGGATCGGCAGGGAGCGGGCGGTCAGAAAAGAAGTAAAAATGGGATAAAAGGAAAGGGGAAAACTAAGCTACAGGAAATGGATCACGAAGAGGTAAATGATAAGTTTTAATGGCGAAACGGATCAAAGCGGAAACCGCACTATAATCCCAGGAGTCTCCCTCAGTGTAAGCGAGTTGTTCAATAAGAGAGCGCCAGTAATCCGGAGAAGATTCGCCACGTTGAACGGCAATGCGGGCTCGGTAAGTAAGGGCCTCCAAATCTGTGACCAGACGGGGGCCTCCAAAACGCCAGCCGCAGAATACTCCGGTCAACGACACGTGACGCTTGGGGCGAATAGACCATTGGCCGGGACGGAAGTCACGTTCAGGGGAATGTGCGCCTTGAACGATGGAATCGTCACCGCAAATGGCGATAGGGGTGCCTGGGGGAAAAGCCAGCGAAGCTCCAGTGACAGCAACGTTCCTCATGCTGTTGAGGAACAGAGTGTACCGATCTCCAGAGGGCTGCATGATGGGGTAAGGACCGGCAAAAGTCCGCGACATGCAGCGAAGCTCCTTGTACCGGGCTATGTAAGCGGGTGGGAATGAGCATTGCCGCATAAGCCATTGATCGAACTCCAAGAAAACGCGGTCCATGCCGGTGTCCCAACCCGTGTAATCGTTGGCTGTGACAGGTTGGCCGGGATCCCAATGGTCCGAATACCATTCCTGCATTTGAGTTGGGTTCAACCGGTTGAAAAACAGAAAATTTGGGGAAAAGTAAGGACGTAAGGCGGCTTCGAGGTATTCAGCCCAGACAGCGTCGGTGACAGTGCGAGATAAAGCGACGCGGGCGATGAGTTGACTTTTCTTCACCGGAGTGCCGCGGGCCTCCAGCTTTTTGATCCATTGGCCTTTTTGGAACAACCGGATGAAAGGGGATCGGAGTCAACGTGCCAGTCAGCAACGGCCTTGCGAATCTGCTTCGTAGATTTTCCAGTTATCCAGGATTCCATACAGCGAGCATGGCATTCGGCCAAGAGGTCCTCATTCAAACGGATGCGGCTGTCAGGAAGATTCACCGTCTTCAGAAAACCGCGACGTAGTTGATGGAAACGCTTTCGGTCAGAGGCGGACAAAGTAGGATCGTCCCGACGCGGAGGCGCGCGGTAAGGAAGAGATTTCTGGAAGAGAGCCTCATCGGTGCCTTTGTGATGCTGTGCCTCGCGAGGACCGAAAGGATCA